GAGAACGTGCTCCCTTTAGATGCAGACACTACCGGGTTTTACATCGATACCGGGCATCCAAACGAGTACGGGCAAAGATTAATCGGCAATTATGTTATTTCCCACTTGATACCTGAAGATTTAAGGGTATTGACATCTAGTGGAATACGAGTGCTTACGGGGTATTTGTCTGACCAAACAGCCAATGATGCTATACGAAATAGTGGTTTTAGGTGTGAAGTTATTTATCAGGAAGGTACGGCGATAGAATCTTTATATTTGCACAAAATTGGCTCTAATTATTACTTTTTTAATATCCAGTCCGGAAATGCCTTGTCTGGAGCAATCCCGCTCGTAAATGGTGAGCAGGTTTTTACTACAGCTGGATATCTCACAGGCCAACATATTCACGCGATCATCAATATTACCGATGCTACTGCTTTATCTGATTCTACCGATACAACATCTTATTTTCCAGTAGTAAATGCGGTTGTGACGGAGTATACGCCATTGCAACCATTGGCAAATGCTGTGTCGGATTTATTCGCTGACAGTTACCCAGTTACAAAACCAGTAAGGTTTTTAAAAGGCACAATCGACCCTGCTGATACAAATTATGCTGCTCTCGCTTCGGCTGGTTTGCGAATTGAAGTGCATCAAACAGATGGGACTCCGTACACAAATTTGTACATCAAAAAAGAAGCAAACACCCTTTGGTATTTGTGGAAGGCAACCTCGGGTAGCAACATAAGTAACAGTTTGCTGCTAAGGCCGGGCTTTACAATGGATATAACGAGCGGGGCAGGCGAGACCGTGACCGATTTTGAAGGGAAAATATGTATTGAGGATATAACCGCATTAAACAGTTTTTCGGATACCACCGCGTATATCTTGCTTAAAAACGCAATAGTTACGGAAATATCTCCCGCCAAGACGATACAGGAGCACTTGTCTGCTTTGTACGATTTGGTTTAGTTTACTATTATAATAAAAATATAATATTATACCAAAACAAACTCCCAAAGAAAGGGGGTATTTTTTTGCCCAATATTTATTCTCTAGTGATGCAACCACCTACCCCTATTACCATCCCCAGCGTTTTGACGCAGGCGCTAACCGCGCCGATTCGCCAATATCTAACTAAGTTTGAATGGCTTAGTTGGGATGAAAATACGGTGTTGGGTGATTACACAGCGGATGTTCTTGACGGCAGCATTTCAGTTGACGTTGCCAATGACGTTAGGCGTTCTTTCTCTGCCTCCGTAGACAATACTAGTGGCTTGTATATCCCTAACGGCGCAAGAGTGAACATGAAAGTCAAGGTTCGCGTCAAACGCGGTATACAGACTCCCGCAGGGGTCTATTGGTGGACTCGCGGGGTATTTGTTTTTTCAGACCCATCAGGCAACCATAGCGGAGCAGAAAAAATCACTGACCTAGAAGGTGTTGACAAATGGTCGCTACATAACGGTGATTTGGGCGGAACTCTAGAAGAAACCACCGTAATCGCCATAGGCACCAATGTAGCAGAAGCAATTCGAGAAGTGGCAGAAGTCGGGGGCGAGACAAAATTCGCTTTCGACTTAACGGACGTGGTAACCCCATATACGGTGTCGCGAGAAATAGGAGATACAAGGGCTGACTTAATGAAAGAGTTGGCTCTTATTGTTAGTTGGGAACTTTTTTATGATATTGAAGGCTATCTCAGGTTTAGGCCTATGCTCGACCCAACACAAAAGCAAGTAGTAGCTGATTTAAGCGTTGGTGGCGAATACCGTAAGTGCTACATTGGGGGCAAATATAACCCCGCATGGTCAGAAATCAAGAACTATTGGAAGGTAACCGGGGATAGCGATTCCGATACTGGTGAAATATTCGAGGGGATAGCGTCACTTGACAACCCTGACTCACCTATGAACACGTCGGATCCCCCGATAGGTATTGGCAAAAAAATAGATACGTCCATTAGGGATAAAAATCTGACCACAGATGCTTCATGCGAAGAGAGGGCATGGTTTGAACTCAGGCAGAACTTAGCCGAAATCGATAGAGGCAGTCATACCATTACGCCATTGCCTTTCCTAAATGAAGGTGATTGCGTCCAATTAGAGGATGTTTCTAACGGTATACCAGATGCCAAGTATGAGATTCAGGCGTTTACCGAACCATTAGACGGGCTAAGCGCTATGCAAATTGAAACTTGGCAGGTCGTGAATATATTTGAGATTATCGCATTCGATGATTTTCAGGCAGGACTAGGAACGTGGGTTCAGTTGAGCGATGGCGGCGTTGATGTTTATGGATTTGCAGGCAACAACTGCTTAAGAAAGGCAAGCGGTTCAGATCCTAATGGTGGATACCGAGTATTAACCAAAACCGTGACCGATTTTGAGTTCACATCCTATACTCGTCGGGATGATGCAGGAAATGGAGTGAATTCCTATTCAGTGACCGATTCTAGCGGCAACGGTTACGGAGTGGCACTGGATTATAGCGGCAATTCGCTGATGCTGCAAAAACGAACTGCATGGAGCGCTGCTGTTCTGGGTACAGATGCGGTTACGCCGATATTGACCGATTGGTATACTCTGCGATTAATCAAGGTGGCGTCCAATTTCACCGCTGAAGTTCATGCTGGCAAAGTAACGACGTTTACTACTCCGCTAGCTTATATCGATGTTGTTGATAGTTCCTATGTTTCGTTCAGCAGAGAATCCGTTAATGGCGGGTATCCATTTTATACTGATGACATTACAGTCCGCAAATTATTGTAAAGGAGGGTGAATTTGATTGAATATTACGCCATTATTTGGACTGCAGGAACCAGCAGGTTTAGAATCGTTTACTCGAACGTCGGCAGTAATTTACAACATGAGCATCATTGACGTTTTTGGGATTATCGCTTATGCCTTTGTTGGTATTCCGTGGCCCGGTTGCTCAAAGGGGGAATTGATTAAAGACGGCAATAGTCGTCCGCAAAGTCAAACCATTTCAGGACCAAACGGCATAACAGGCAGTATGACTTTTAGTTTTGCAACAAACACAATAACGGAAACATTGTCAATCACCGCGCCTGATGCGTGGTCAGTGATTAAAACAACTGATAGAACTGACTTATCAGAAGTTTGCAGTTAGAAAGGAGTGAAATAAATGGACGCAATTGTATACGATTCTTTGGGTGCGCCGGGCGATACGGCGGACGCGGCAGGTAGTGTACACGCCCAGGTAGCAGACCTAAAAAACCGATTAGACTATGGTGTTGTTCCAAGAACCGCAATAGCTTCGACTGTAACCAAGTATCAAGATTTAGAGGAAGTTCAATATGCTGTTGGAGCTGTTCAATCTGCTGTCAACGTCTGGACAGAATGGACGCGCCTTCGTGCGGCAAGAATTTTTTTTAATGGCACTATTAGAGTTATTTTTGACGCCATGAAAACCGAAGGATCGTGCCGAGTGGACGTTTTTATTAATAAAGAGGGAAGAGGCACCATGAGAACCGCCTTAAGCTCGGAAGCATACGAAACATATACCGAAGATTTTTATGTTGCATACGGTGATGATATTGCAATATATGGGGGTTACACGGCTTCATCTCCAGGTGATATTAAAATCCAAAATTTTTACATTAAATTTGATGTTGCCAATGCGGCGTCGTCCGGTGTAACGAAGATTTATTAGATGAATGAAACGGAAGGTGCAGACAACCATCATCTAGGGGTGATGGGAAAGCGGGCGGGCTTAATTACGACTGCCATTTTAGTCTAGCATATTAGGTCAAATCTAGGGAAAGGGAAGTGATGTGGTTGAGTGATGAAAGGGGAGAATGGTATTCAGGCAAAGAGTTAGCGGCCATTTTTGAAAGTTTTAAGGACAGCATTGCCGATCTTAAGGTAGAAATGGCAGAGACAAAAACTTTAATTCGTGACTACAATGGCCTACGGAAAGAAGTTGGAGAATTAAGGACTGCGGTTCGCTCTGCTGCTGGAAGTAAAAAAGATATAAGGTGGTGGGCAACTATTGGGGTAGCCATAGCATCTATTATCGTAGCCGTTTTTAAGTAAACACTTATCAGTAGTCAGCAATAAGCTGGCTTTTTTGTTGTTGTTTTTTAGCGGAAAGGAGGTTAGATATGGAAATAAAAGAAAGGTTGGCCGACTCGACTAATTATCATGCAGGCAGGACAGAACCGATAGAATGGTTGGTGTTTCACTATGACGCAAACGATGGGGCCACGGACGAAAACAACGGTGATTATTTTGCAAACAACGAGCATCTAAACGCTTCAGCTAATTATTTTGTGGATGAAGATAGCGCAACTCGCACCGTAAAAGACACAGACACAGCCTGGCATTGTGGGGCCACTAAATATGTTCATCCGTATTGTCGAAACGCTAATAGCTTGGGAATTGAGATTTGCAGCGAGATAGACGAGAACGGCAATTATTATTTCACGGAAGCCACGCTTGCTAATGCCATTGAGTTGGGCAGGTTGAAAATGGCTGAATATGGCATTGACATTAACCATTGTTTAAGACACTACGATGTAACCGGAAAGAACTGTCCAGCACCGTTTGTTATTAATCCTGAAGCGTGGACTGATTTTAAGAAAAGATTGGAGGTATCAGAAATGTCGGAGAACACAGGAGATAATCCCAGCTATTGGGCCGTAGAACATACTAAGTGGGCGAAGGGGAAAGTAACCAATGGTGATGGTGAAGGTAATTACGACTGGCAGGGAACGCCTACAAAGGAATGGATAGTTACCGTACTGCACAATTTTGCGTTAGCCTACGGGCTTGAAAAAGAATAGGGGGAATTTATAATGACACAAAATAAAAATATCACATGGTTGAAAGCGGCATCAATTAGAGCAATTAAAACTGTGGCTCAAACCGCGCTCGGGTTAATTGGTGTTGGTGCTGCCTTGTATGAAGTAAATTGGGGTTACATTGTGTCCGTGTCTGCGGTTGCTGGCATTTTGTCTCTTTTGACTAGCATTGTTACTACTTTACCGGAAGTAGACACAACCGAATAACAACGATTCTCCCCGGTTTGGCTTGCGCCTTGCCGGGGAGATTTTGCGCTTATTTTATTCTTCGCACTTTTTGCCATCAATAAAAACGCACTTGCCGCTGCTACTCGGGATAATTGTTGTTACGTCCCCGGTGCAAGTGCCCAAACAAGCTCCCGAACTCCAACATATTCTTGGTACAGTGCATTTAACGTCTAAATTTCCATGCCGCTTTTTAAGGTTTTCTAGGGTAGTAACAACCTCGTTAATCTTCATATCTTACCCCTCCCTCACCTTCACATAATTCATGCAAAACTCGTACTGCTCCTTGGTTACTCTCAGAACGCTTACGATCTGATATATGGCTTCTTTGCGCCGTTTTTTTAACGGATTCTGTTCTTCGTTTAATTTATCAATCAACTGTTTCCATGTTTTGCGCTCACAGTAAAATTGAAAAACTACCGACTGGCTATCAACTGGCAGATATTTTAGCGCATTGGCGACCTTCTCCACTACTTCGCCAATGGTATTGATAATCTTTATAAGATCTTTGATAACTTCGTTTTGTATAATCCGATCTTTAACTTCGATGATATTAGTCATTTTTTCACCGGGCAAAGGGAATATTTGTGGCATATCGCTTAATATTCGATTGCCAATAGCCAGGGAGTACAAAATATCTTCTTCGCTCAGGGTATCGGTGATTCCGGTCCGGCAGAATTTTTCTAGTTCGAGCTGTAGGTTTTGAAGCAATGATTTTAGTTGCGGGTATTTACGCAGCAGTTCTTCGACTTGAAGATAGTTGATGTAGTCCATATCAGTCCTCCTTTGTTTCGTCCGTACCGCCAAAGCCATCGGTTCCTCGTTCACCTGGCTCTAGTATTTTAAAATTCATCTTCTTACCTTCCTAACTGCCCGTTTGGCGCTATTCCAAATGGCGGTAGCAATTTCAAAAACAAAATCCAACAGAAACCCGAAGCCCATTAGCATAAGTCCAATAATAGACAGGATAACAAGCCATACCATTATTTTGTCGTACATTCGGTTTCCTCCAATTCTGCTAATGCTTGTTTTAACTTAGCGCTCGGACATGGGCGATCAAACATAAGTCCAGGATGAAAGCAAAAATCCATATCTTTATCACCTGGGCATTTATTGCAATTTGACCCTTGCAATCGATCTTTCGCCGCTTCAACAACTCTTTCCATCTTCTTGACCTTCTCAATTGCTTCCCTGGCATAGAAAAGAGCATCGACTAATTCTTCGGATTGATATTCCAATGCTTTAATCACGCTGCGAGGATTGTCCTCCAACACCTGACCGTATTTTGATACCCCCTTATCTATCTGCTTGTCCATTAGTTTGTTGACTTCATCCTTGTATCTGCCCATTGGGTTCCTCCTTCTTGGTCAATGTCGCTTCTCCGCTAAAGCCTTCATCTGGTTTATATGCATACATCAAGGAAACCCATAATTCAGGGGAAGGGTTGGTTCCTAAGAAATAGTTGAGCAATACCGCTTCATGTTGATTTTCGGGTATAATCTTAATTTTTTCCGAGTTAAGTATTTCTGCTTTCACTGTTCATCCTCCTTCGGTTCCAAGTATTTGTCCCTCATGTAGTCTGCTATTTCCTTGCATTTCGCGTTTAAAATTGAATCACCGGCAAACATAGGGTGGGGAGAAAAATGTATATTCGGGATAGGTTCATCTTTTTTGTAAATCACCCACAACAAGGGGATGCCGCCCATTTCCCTCTTACATTTCTTTTCCCAGTGATTGGTCAGTTTGGTTAGTAGCCAATTAAGCATTTTGGTCCTCCCCTCTAAAATATTGGCAAGGTCCATCGTCGGTTAATGGTGGTACTAAGAATGTCAAAAGCACCTGCCGTAATTGACAAGTGCTCGGTTCGTGACATTCTTGGCATTTGAAATTGTCCTTGATATGCTGTTTAATCTTCGTGGCATTGGTCATTTTGTTAATTTGCTGGACCATTGCGGAGAAGCGACAATACTCAAGTGCGTGTTCGACCAGTTTGTAATAGTCATCTGCGTCCACCGTGATCTTATCGTCGGTTCTTGTGAAGTCGCTTGCTATCAGTATCGGGTGTACTCGCTTTGACATTTCGATGATGGCGTTACCTTCCTTGGGGACTATGTCCTCTAATAACTGTACTGCCCATTCTTCTAACTGCGGTACAATCTCACTGGCTATTAGCTTTCGCTTACTGCTGGGCCATTCGCCTGCGTATTCTGCGAGTTTATCTTTTACGGCTACTAGCCAGATAATTGACTCGCGTTGTTCAGGGGTGCGATATTTAGCCATCTGCGCCCTCCTTTGATTGGCTCTTATTTTGCTTGTCCCACGCTTTTATTATTTCTTGAATACCAGGTAGTAGAACGTCAAATTTGTACCGCCACGCTTCTGCCATTCGCCCGCACAAGTCGATTAAATATTGCTGCTCAAAGGTGAGGGACGGGGCAGGGGATTGATTCTTTAATCTTTCATTCTCGGCAGTCAGTTCTTCTATTTCTTTTACCAGACTGTTGACGATGCGCTCAGTCTCGGCTTCACAGGTTGCGCAGATTTGTTGCAGGTTAGGCATTTAATCACCATCTCTCTTTTTCCAATCAGGACAATTCATGTTGCCGCGATATGGGGGATAGTCAGGCAATATTAATTTGTCATGTACGATGCAACCAATTAGTGATTCGCTTATGCGGTCAAGGTTGCCGCACGTTTCGCATGTTCCAGTTTTGTCTTCTATTGATTCGCGTACTTTTTGAAGGAAATTCATCCCTATTCACCCGCCTTTGCTTGGGCGAGGGCTTGCCGCTGGAAATATTCAGCCCAACATTTGCGGCAAGTGTCGTGATCTTTTCTTCCGTCGCTACACACCACCCCAACAGGGCATCTGCCATCCATGCCAAATTCGAGCATTGATTTGTTTATCGCCTCCAGTTCTGTATTGCGTTTCCGCAACTGCTCGACCTCTTGAAGCAGGGCAGAGCCGGACTGTTTTTTAGACATCAACTGTTTAATTGTTGCTGAATGCCATTCTTTCCATGCCCCGTCATATTTTTGAGGGTTGCTAAAGTAGTCCTGTACCGCGTTAAGTTTGCCCAGTACCACGGCATTGTCAGCCTGCGCCTCGGCAAGCTGGGTCACTAACCCCTTTAATTTCTCAACCGCTACCGGAATGCTGGTGGTCTCTAGCAATTCCTCAAACTCTTTAGCAAGCTTCATGTTCTTGCAAAACTCAAGGCTTTGCTTGTAACCGTCTGCTAGCAGGGAATATTCAACGGCAAGTTGTCGAACACGTTCTTTTTCTTCCATTAATCCCTTAAACTCAGCAAGGGCACGGTCAGCACAAATGGCGCACCAATAATCGGAGCTTGCATCTCTCTGGTACATATCTGTCTGTTTTAATTCTTTTCCACAGCGTTCGCAAATTTTTGTTTTTGGCATGATTAGTCCTCCTTTATAGCGGTATATCTATATCTTCTAGCCGGACTTCTTTTCCGAGATCGTCCCACGGGTCAGTTGCACTTGTTTGTTGGGTTGCGGGTTTGTCGCCGGCCTTTTTGCTGTCAAGAAATTGTACTTCATCGACTTGCAACTCCCATACGGTTACTTTTTGGCCTTCCTTGTTCTCGTATTTCCTTGATTCCATGCGTCCGATTATGGCAACTTGACTGCCTTTAGTAAGATAATTGGCACATAATTCTGCTACCTTTTTCCATGCGGTCACGTTGAAGAAGTCGGTTACTTCTTTGTTGAATCTCCTGTTTACTGCTACGGAAAAGTTGCATATTGGAGTCCCGTTCTCCAAATACTTTAATTCGGGATCTCTTGTAAGTCGGCCTATTATGGTTTGACTGTTCATTTATTTAGCCTCGCTTTCTATTTAGCTTCGTGGTATTCGTATGTCTGCACTTCTTCTCTGACCATCTCAAAGAATTTTAGATAAACGCTAATGTCGCTATAGGTGCTTGACTCGCTATACATTTGTGACACGCCTCTTGCGCCAATAAAATAGTCGCCAACTTGTATAACGGTAGTTGACAACTCATACCAACGATGTTTATCAATGTCCAAGTCCGACGTTACGATTTCGGCTTTGAGTTCGTTAAATAACTTATCTAACACCCCGCCGTTATCGTCATTGTCAATGTTGTATACTTTTACTCCCTTTAGTTCTTCTAAGAGGGATTCAAATTCCAATCTTTCCATTTACGCACACTTCCTTTTCTTCTTCTTACTCCTGCTCTCCGGTTTCCTGCCCATCACTACGACCTCGGATTTAGGAACGCGGTACTTATTGCCATCTTTGTCCCTGCAAAAGAAAACCACCTGACGCGAATTGCCAAGTGGCTCCAATGCGGTTAAAATTATGTCAGCGACAAGGAAGGTTTTACCTCGCCGGAACATTATGGTTGTCAAATGGCTTCACCTTCTCCCATGAAATCTAATAGTGTCGGCATATCTAGTTGTGCTTCTGCGGCTTTACAATAACCCACTCCATCCCGGAAATAATCTTTGCTTAGTTCTATTCCATATCCCTTCCTACCCATTTTGATTGCTTGATAGGGGACGGAAAACAGACCTGCGAATGGGTCAAACACCACCTCTTCCGGGTTACTGTAGCGGTTAATGATGCGCTCGATAATATCCTGTTGGAGCGGACAAACATGCAATTGTAGGCGTTTTTGGCTCTGTGATGTGTTGAGTGTTTTCATCCGATTTATATCGTCCCATACATCATCATTCCAGGACCCGGGGGCTACTACCATGAATGATGCAGGCAGCTTGCCTTTTTCGTCTAACTTTTTGGCGAGTTCCACGTGTTCTTCGTAGCTGTAAATATTTTCTCTCGAGTATTTGCGGTAAACAGACTGCAGGTTTCTGACCGGTATATTCGTTAATTCTTCTTTGCTCATTAACCTGTCCCCGGATGATCGCCAAAAACCGTGAGCATCGATTTGCCACTGTGCCCTGGTGTAATCCTCCTTGGTTTTACTAACTGGTTCATCGGCTCGCGCGGTGCTGGTATCGGTTGGCAGTTTACGGAATAACAAAATATATTCGGGACAACCTACGCCCATTTTGGTTCCGTCTTTGCATTGCTCGGTCCAACCTAGCCTATAGGTCTGGTTGTTCTCGCGGACCACATCGGTTACTACGGTAATCATCCCGAAGTACTGAAAACCATGTTTCATATAATGCTGAATACATAGAGCATGGAAGGGCTCCATAGTGGGCATCCCTGTACCGGTTGTATTTCCGAATAGAACGCGGTCTTTAACATGGCAGGCATAAACCCGGCCCGGTTTCAATATCCGGAGAAGGTTAGGGGTTAGGTAGTCCATCTGTTCAAAGAATTGGGCGGTGTCCTCGTTATGCCCGAAGTCGTTATAACTATTGCAATATTCATAATGATTTCCAAAGGGTATACTTGTGTGAATTAGATCTATGCTATTGATGGCCATTTCTGCACACTCTAAAATGCAGTCGTTATTTACTGCGGTAAAATGGTTTTCCTCTACCTTCACTCTTTCAACTCCAATGCTCCGGGCTAGTTTGTCCATCATGGAAATAGAACTAAGTCCGTACTTTTTAACTATCTCTGTCATGGTCTCGACCATTTTGTTATGCTGCTCCCATTTCTTTGAGAGCGCGTCAAGAATAGCCCTTTCGCTCTCGGTATAGATAATGTCTATTCTGACTTGCTCAGTTTGTAGGAAGCGGTAAATTCGGTGTATGGCTTGGATAAAATCATTGAATTGATAGTCTATGCCCAGGAAAATAGCCCGGTGACAATGCTTCTGGAAATTGCAACCCTGGCCACTCAACTCCTTTTTGGTACCGAACAGTTTTATGCGTCCTTCGGAAAAGTCAATGACTCGCTTTTCACGCAGTTCATAATCTTGGCTACCATAAATATCAACTACACCGGGAATAGCTTTTTTAATTGCGTGCCGCTCTGCTTCCAGGTCATGCCACAAGATAAAATGGTCATCCGGATCCTCGCTGATTATTCTGGCCATTTCTGAAACTCGGGCTTCTATGCTATCTCGCTTTTCTTTTGCAGCATCTTTTAGACCGACTGCGGCCTCCCTGAACAACTTGCCTTGGCCATCCCGTTCGGCCCCCGCAGTTAAATGATCTACGGGTATTTCATGATAGTGAATGTCCAGAGGTGGCAATGAATATCCGTCATCTGAATAATTTAAGTCTGATGGCCGGGTTATGAACAATGCCCAGCTACTAATCCATAGCCAAAACTCCTTTTCTTTGTGGGGATATAAGGTTAAATTATTCGCCTTGGTGGAATCTCGTTGAAACCATCTGGTAAGAGCCTGTCCGGTATCCATAATCTCTAAGAAGCCAGCATAATGGATTATCTCTTTGTAGCGGTTGGGTGCTGGCGTAGCTGTCCAAACGTATTTAAACGGTACGCCCTTGAATTTGTCTAAGAAGGTCTGGTAGGTTTTGCTTCCAAAACTCCTAAGAACTGCGGCTTCATCCAGGGAAGCAACCGTAAATTGTGCCGGGTCAATGTCACCGTCCCGGACTCGCTCATAGTTGGTCATTAATATCTGGCCAGAAGATTGTTTTATTTCTTCCATAGTTCGGACATATTGTGGTCCCTCTGGCCATCCTAATATTTTAACCGCATCATGGGCAAATTCTTGTTTGACTCCCAGCGGCAAAACTATCAACGCCTTGCCGCCCATGCGCTCGGTTATGATTCGGCATACTTCTAGGTCCTGAATGGTCTTGCCTAGTCCGAACGCCTCAAATAAAGCACGTTTACCGCCTTTAACTGCCCATCGAACCGCGTCTTTTTGATGGCCAAACAAAACCGGGTTGATCTCATCTAACGAAATATCAAACCCGGTTTCGACTGCTATATCTATTTTCGTTTTTAAAAACTCCATGTAGTCCAATAAGCATCACCTCCTATATCGCCACGTTCATTAATTGTTTTTGCAGTCTCTTGTAAACCCTGCTAACCTGCACTTGACTGCAACCTGCGAGATCGGCTACTTCTCTTTGATTCAACTCAGGGTCTTGGCATCGTATGAGAAAAATATTTTTAAGGTTGAGCGGCAGCATCCCATAGATTCGATCTCTTGTCTGCTCCGTGGCAATTTCGCAGATTATTCTATTTTCGGGTGAATCACCTGCTATAAAATCTTCCCAATAAGATTGACCGTCTGCGGTAAATGCGTCCTCAAGGGAAAGCGATTCTAGTCTTGGCTTTTTCGGATTGAGTTCTTTGTATACGGCCCATTGCATATTCCTGACCGCATAAGTGGAAAAAGCAAAGCCCTTGCTTGGGTCGAAGTTTTGTACCGACTTGACAAGGGCTAGCAGGCAGATTGAGATTGATTCTTCTAGTTCGATTGGATATTTGCGGGCTAGTTTACGGCCTGTGCTGTAGGCGAGATTAACATTATCCTCTGCCATCTGTTTTTGTTCAGGGGTTAGGGGCATGGGGTCACCTTCTTTAATTCAACTTCCACTCTCGGATTATCGGAATAAAATTTACGGACAATGCCATCAACTACACCGCTATCATCATGATAAGCCAACTTATTAAGGGCATCACATACCACCTTGCCGATATTGTCCCAATCTGGTTTCTTTGTTGGCCTTATCTCGCCGCTTAGCATCTGCTCTCGTTTTTTCTTACTCGTACTCTTGGGAATAGAAAAGAACGCTTTTATGTGGGCTTCTATTTGCCCCTCTAAGCGTTCTTTATTTGATGCTTGCAGATAACATTGCTTAATCCAGTTCTCGTACAGCACGGTGTTATCTGGCGTGTATGAGTGACCGTTGGATGTTCTGTGCCTGCCTTTCGCTTTTGGTTCGCCGGGGATTATGAATTTCATTCGCTCACCCCACCTTCCTCCCATATGCTGCCGATGGTTTCAATTAGGTGCTGACATTGAATTATATTACTCAGTTCCCAAAACTCTGCGCCAATATCAACTGCCCATCTTAAATTATCCTGTTCCCACGCTACTACTCCGATTATGACTTCATCGCAGGCACAAGTTATTTTGACATTATGACCCTCGTAGAAGTTCTCATATCCCGTCCACTCCGCAACCGCTAAAACCACGCAATGCTTCATCTGTATCGTAAACAGTTTCGCCATGCCGTTGAAAATCTGCTCGAAGTTGAAAACCTTTGTGATTATCTCGTTGGTTTCTTGGTGGCGGAGAATGTATTTGTATTTGCGGATTCTCAATTTAATCATCCTCTCTTATCGGCAGGTCGCGGATTTGCTCGGCAAGCGTAACCAACATTTCTTTTGGCGTTGTTTTATCTTCCCATAAATAAGCCAATCCACTATAATCATTCCCATAACAAAAAACTTCTTCATAATTTCCATGTTCGTCTACGGTTTCTTTGGGCCAAACAACGGGGCAATATACACACCTGTCACCCGAATCTTCCACTAGGGTTTTCGCGTATTCACAACAAAAACACTGATGCATGACCATGTTGTATATTTTCCATCCCGGCCAATCATATTTCTCTTTACCCGGATTTTTACTCAACCAATCCCACAATTCTCTATGCAGTCTTACAGCTTCATCCTTGGTTAATTTCACCCCCTACA